TGTAATACCCCTCGCACATGTCCCCGAAAGTCCGAACGCCTTTGTTCGTCGCGAAGGTCTGCTCCGGCTTAGGCAGCTTGCGGCCCTTGTCAAGTATCCCCTTGCCGACCAGGACCGCAATCACGCGGTCGCGGACAATGCGGGCAATCTCGGCCTCAAGCGGCGTCTGGCTCGGCGCGCGAGTAGACTCGCCGATTTCGCCATGGAGGATAGTTTGCGCGCGCTTGCCTTGCTCTTCTTTCTTCAAAGCGAGATGGTCAGGATTGGTCTTGTCAAACTTGACCGACTCCCAGGCGGCTTCTTTCGCTTCCTCGCTGGCATTTTCGCCGAGAGCCTTGACGGCTTCCCCGCGGAGCTTAGCAACAACAGCCGACGACGTTTCGTTGTTCATGATATGCTTAATCGTGCGACGAATCAGCGTATCCTTATTCTTGGCCGAAATGGCGTCATGGGGAAAATCAAAGCCGTCAATTGAAGTGACGTAAGACATGGTGACTTTTCCTTTGGTTTAGAAGCGCCGTTCGCTTCTATGGGTTCGTTATCGCTCGGATTGACTTCCCCGTCAACAACAATTTTGGGACTGGTGGAAATTTTTTCAAAAATCGGCCATACTAAAATTAGGCCGGGGTATGACTTGGATTGGCCAGTGGTGCGACCGGGCAATGTTTGACACGCGCGTGGGCGGGCGCATGGGCGCGGATGTAGTATGGAGTCGGGCAAGTCGAAACGCGCCATGGGATACCATTTGGCGTATTGGACAAAGCCATATGTTGTCCCGCGTGCCTTCCGTCCCCCGCCCATTCCTTGCCCCGCCGTCCCCGGTCCATGGTTTGACGGTCAAACATTACATTCGCCTTACTGGGCTTCCTTCCGTCCCTTGTCCAATCTTCCCGGATTGTGGCGAATGGATCATTTTTTCTTCTCAGTCGGTTTACTACATTTTTTTTTTATATATAAAAACAAGAAAACTCTAGCCTTCCCCTCGGTCCACGCTTGCCCGAACGAGTCCCTTGGCCCGTGGACGGAAGGCGACTAAGACGGCATATCGTGTTATACAATACATGTTACCATACCCCTACCTACCCTTTGTCGCGCTTGCGCGCCACTTCGCGCCATCCTGGAGCCTTCTCCCATGCCTATCACGCAGTCCCGCATCAAAGAAATCATCGACTCGGCCGAGTCGATCGCCCAGACCTATCGGGAAATGGTCGCCACAATCAGAATAGCTTGTGAATCTCTCCTCCACGGAGATGTAACCTCCCGCGAGTTTTTCGACGCGATCGCGTTACTTGTGCCCGAGTCGGAAAAGAACATCGCAATTGCCTACAGCGTGATCAAGGCCGAGCTAATCCATTATTCCCTAACTCATAAACGAAACGAGGCAATGCTGCGGTACAAAAGACGCAAGCGCCAAGGACTGGTTGCACCGGCCTGGAATCGTCAGCCTACCAGCCAATTCCCCAGTCGCAATGACCAAATCGAACAATCCCACACTTCGACCCTCTCCCGCGAAACAACCGCGGCTGGACGAATAGACCCAGCCGACGCGGCAAACGCCGCAATGTTCGATATGGTTCAACGGGTACCAAACCCCGCAGCGCTCAAAGAGGCCGAAGGACGCGCGTTTAGAGAAAAGGTAATGCAAGACACCAAAGACGCGGGGTTGGTCTGATGATGTTCACACCAGGAGAAACAAATGCGATTCTCGACGGGCTCCTTGAACTCCATCGAGAAAACATACGAATCAGAAAAGACGTGGCAGCCATCGCGAACAAAGCCGCGATCGGGAACATCAGCCAGGCTGACTTTTCCGATCTTCTCACCGCCGTTGTCTCCGCCGCGAAAGAACGGACTTCCCGAGCGCTTGATTTGGTGCTTGTGAAACTTGAAAACGATGCGAGGGAGCAAAAGTGGAAAGAGGCAAGAGAGGCTCGAGAAAGGGATAACAAAAAGGCATAAGGGGACCGAATTTTGGCATGGCCGCGCGACGCGCGGGATCGCCAACGGGCGTTGACTTTCCACGGCCCCACGGGTATTGTTCCCTATCGGGTACGCGCTTCGCGCGTTCCTATTCATGGAGCCTTCCCCATGTCAAATCTCAACACAGTCCGATGCGTCGGACTTCCCCACGTGAAGCAGTCTTTGGAACAATTTGACCTCCTCCCGCGAGAGGTCAAGGAAGTCATCTGGAACCTGCCGTTCAAAGCCGTCTGGACGAGGCCAGGGCCAATTTCGCTGGCTGCCATCGAGCGCGCTTTGACCTTGTTCGCGAAGTCCACAGCAGAGGTTTATGGTTTCGACCATCCAGACGCGGCAAAGTTTGTCGCCACTTTGCCTGAGCTAGATTTCTGACCGGAGGGAGCAAAGTCATGCCAGCCAATCCAAGTTTAATCGTCAGCTTGTCCCCAGACGGCGGGCTCCAAATCGAGCTACCAGGCAGCGGAGGAGCGGCACGTGTTGTTCCGCTGCGGCAAACCAGCACAGTGAACCCCGCCGACACCATCCGGCGAATCTTGTTGTCCCAAGCCCAGTCCCGGACCGAACTCGGCTCCGACGGCGCGCCGACTCGGCAGCAGCTGCAGCATTGGGAACGCCACAGCATGTTCCCGGATTCCCGCTGTCCGTTCTGTCAGTTCGACCTTGCAGTCGCTCGAGGTTTGTCCCCAAAGATGGTACATCGCAGTAGTCATGAGAACGATGCGAGATACCAAGCTCGGGACGTCGGCGGCGGGGTGACAGTGCGGAAAATTCCAGCCGGGGTTACGGCGGCTGGCCTAGCCGGAGCGGCGAAAGCTCGCGCCAGCCGGGAGGCCAAGGCCGCGCCAATCGACGCAAGGAATGTTGAGTTGAATTTTTGACCGGAGGAGCCTAAATCATGTCAATAGCAGCCAGCTTTGCCAAAAAATGCGAACAAATCTGGGAAGATGACCCCGAAAATCTTTACGAAGATTTTCACAAGGAAATATTTGGATTTTTCCTGACAATTCCCGAATCTTTATCTCGAACGATGGCAGCATGATCGCGCCAAGAGCTTTTCGTGGGAAGCACGAAGTTACGGCTAAGGAACGCCATATGTTGAGAGGAGTGTAAGCCATGCCAGTCACACCATTTCCATATTCCGCCGACGACCTGCTTTCTTCCGCGTGGCAACGCGGCTGGAGCCATGGACACGGCATTGCTTGTCACAACGTGCCGAGCCTAGGTCAGGTCTTGTGGACGGGTTCACTCGGCCGAGTCAAGGTCACGGCGGAAAATATCCGAGAGGTGCATGAGGACACTTGTTTCGAGGCAGCGGATGAGGCGAGGGACTTCTCCCCGTTTGAGCAAAACGCCCATGAGTTCAACTCTTCCGAGTTCGGGGATGAACTCTGGGAGGCGTTCGAGGCCGGACAGCAAACGGCTATCTGGGCTGACCTCGCGGAATACGACAGCGTGGACTATGGAATCGAAGAAGAGGAACAGCAGTCATGACAGCTAAAGCAAAACAAAGCCTCGCGGAAGCCTACGGGGGAGTCGTGGAGGCCGGGAAGATTTATTTCTTGTCGGGCAAAGCCCTCGACGCCTGGCTCGCCGCGTTGGCCAGTCTTGGAGAACTCCCGGAGGACTTCAGCCATGTTGGATGAGAATCATTCGCCCAGGATGGTCTGGTTTGTTCTGCTGCTTTCCGGGGTGGTTATCTGGGCCAGCGGGTTCTGGTCTTGTGGTTAAGGAGGCCAGGCCCATGCTAACCGCAGTCATCGGAATTGCCCTTTGGGCCGGGTTATGTTGCCTGGCAGGGGAAAAGAAGATTGTCGCAGCCAGCCGGAGGAAGAAAGGCCATGGAAAACGGCATTGAAGCGATGCACGCCAGGTTTGTTCACAACGACATTGAAGCCGAGGCGCTGCGGGCCAGCATCGCCCATTGGAAAGAGCTAGTCGCGGCGGAGGAACCAGGGCTCCCACCTGACGGTCGGACCTGTGCCTTGTGCTACATGCTGACTTGCAGGGCTTGCCCAGTGGCGCGGGTTACCGGAAAGGACTATTGCCAGGATACTCCATGGAAGAATGCCTGGCACGCGTGGAAGAATTGGCAACGAGAGGCATCCGACCAATACGAGCCAATGGATGCCAAAGCTCTTTGGCGCAAGGCGGCGAAAGCCGAGCTGGAGTTTTTGGAAAGCCTGGAGGGGGAGTCCAAGTCATGAAGAAAGAAACTAACACCACCCCCGAGGCCGTGGCGGCGATGATCGCGGTGTTGCGGTATAGGTCAACCGCCGACGATATGTGCGGGAACTGTTTTGACGAGGAACGTGCGTCCGCCGCCGATCTCCTCGCCGCCGTAGCAGCCGAACGGGACGCGCTCACGGAACGGTGCAAGGCCCAAGCACGCGATCTAGCGATGGTCGAGCACTCGTTGAAGCTTGCGTATGCCATTCGCACCGCACTCGGATGGAACGATAAACATTCGCTTGACATCATGCCGGATGCCGTCAAGCGGATGGTGTCCGACCTCGCCGCCGCCCGCGCGACCATCGCGAGGCTTGAGCGTGAGAAAGCCGAGGCGGAAGCCTTGCTAAACGCCAACGAAGACAGCGAACGGGCAAGAATAGCCGAGGCGGTGGAGGCCGAGAGGGAAGCGTGTGCGAAGATAGCTGCGGAAGAATCTTTCGGGATTGATATTTCCGTGTGGATCAGTTTAACCAAGAAAGAAATGACCGCGCATGTCGCTCTTGCGATTGCCAACGCCATTCGCGCCCGCGCCAGCAAAGGAACCGAGATATGAGCCGAGCTAACTGCCTAAGCTGCGAACGCGCCAGCATCGACAACCATGACTATCGTTGCACTCATGGGGCGCATTGTGAAGAACGGCCACAGACGCGGCCATTCCCGCAAGGTTCCAGCGACATGAGCGAGAAACTGAGCGAGCAATTCGCGGCGCTGTTGGACGAATACGCCAAGGAACCAAACGGCCCTTTCGGTCGCATGAAACGGTTCAATCTAAGCGAGTTCGCAGTAGACCATGCCGACGCTATCTTGTCCGCGCTCCGTCTCGCCGAACAGCCGCCGACCGATGCGGCGGGGATACGGGAAGCCGCAGCGAAATACGTTGAAGATCGACAATATCCATACAACGGCCTTCTTGCGCGAGGCATACGCCGACTCCCCCTCCCACTCCAACCCTCCCCCACGGCGGATGCGCTGAGGGTGGCGGAAGAGGCCTTGGCCGAGGCCACTCCAATCTTGAAATACTTTGCGATGGGGGAGACGCAGTTTTCGGGCGAAGGGACGCCGTTGACGGCTTTCTATCGTTGCACCTACGCGCTCGCCGAGATCCGCAAGACGAAGGAGGTGTAGATGGAACACGGTAACGAAACAGATTTGGCTCGGGCGCTTCGCCGCTTGAACGTTGCTGGCGATATGGCCGAGATGGACAAGCAAACTCTCGCCGAATACCGCGACACGATTCGAGACCTCCGCTCCCAACTCGCCGCCCTCCAAGCCGAGGCGGCGAGGGTGGTGGGGGAATTGTTGGGCGCTCCTACAGCGGCAGGAACCACCGCCCGTGACTTTCTCGACTCGCTGCCATCCCCCGCTGTCGTGGCGGTGCCGGTGGAGCCTAAGCACGACCCGCACAATGGGCCGTGTCCGACGTGCGGATTTCATACTGTTGAACGGAAGGCCACGCTGTTTGTTGCTGACGAGGACCGACCCGCGCCGCCTACCGCGCGTTGGTGAAGAACAGGAGAGGGTGAGACGATCATGGAATGGAAAACCGATACCCGACCCAAGCGCGGGCTATGGGCGCCGGGCGACTATATGAGCAAGTGCTCGAAATGTCTCGACGGCTTCATTGGCGACAAACGCGCGTTGATGTGCGCCGACTGCGCTTATGCGGAGCCTGAGAAGTCGGCTACCCCCATGACCCTCACCCCAGAAGAGGCGTTGGCGAAGTCGATTTTCGCGACGGTCAAACTGATCGACGGCTTTTACGCTGATCGAATCATCGCGGCTCTTGCAACGAACGGCTACCGCCTCACGCCAATCGAGATCAACGAGGCGGCGGTCGAGAGGGCGGAAAAAGCTCTTCGCGAGTGCATGTGCGAGGGGCCTCCATTGGAGTATGTGCTGATCCGAGGGTTTTCAGCGCTTGGTTTTGCGATGTCTATTAACGCAGCTTTGGACCTCGCGAATGATGCGACCCGCGCCGCCATCGTCGCGTATCTCGAAGGAGCGAAGTGATGTCGAACCTACCCGAATTGCTCGCGCGCGTTCAGGCGGCGACCGGCCCGGATCGTGAGATTGACGCGTTGGTTCATTGTTTGGACAAGGGGCTCACGTTTCAGAAATTCATGCGGGTCAACGAACGTCAGGCGCGCTCCAATATGCCCCTCGGGAAAGCCTATTCATTTCGCACCGAGAAGGGCGAGAAGGCCATTTGGCAAACGAATCGCTATTCCGAAAGCCTCGACGCTCTCGCCGCCCTCGCGGAACGCGTGCTGCCGGGGTTCCACTTCAACAGCGGGTTTGGATACACCTACGACGACGAGACAGAGGACGAAACGCCCGAGCCAGTGTTTTTCTCCTCATGCTTCGATCCCGACAGTGGCGTCGGTCGTATCGGCGGCAAAATATACGACGGCGGAAAGGCGCAAGTCGGCGCGACCGAACCGCTAGCTCGCCTCGTCGCGATCCTGGCCGCGCTTATCGCGAAGGAGGGGACGTGATGGGCGAGATTGGCATTGTCATCGAGCTCGCCGCGATTGACGATGCCGACGGGCTCCCTCGACGCACCCACCAGAACTAGGTAAAAACCACAACCAGGAGAACCAAAATGACCAATCTGACTTCCGCAATGCAAGCGGTGGACGAGGCAGTCGCCACAGCTGCGTTGGCAACTGCAAGTGCCTCACTTCCCGAGCCTATTGCTCGCCCTCTCCGCGCCTGGGAGACCCAGGAAGCCCGCGCGATGCGGGAGGCCGCAGCGATGGGGTACGTGATGTTTTTGGTGAGGCAGAGAGGGGATGAGTTCCCGAATGCGTTTGATATGCAGAGTTATGGTTTCTTTGTGGCCCAAGGGGAGGAAATGCTTCGCGCGGCGCTGGCCGGCGTGGTCGGAAAGCCTGGGAGTGCGAGGGTGCCGCAAGGTGGTTGGAGCCAGGGGCTTGATGATGCGAGGAAGCTACTTGATGCCAAGGAGAAGGACCAGGGAAATGACTGACCTGGGCTGCAAAAACTGCGGAAGGCCCCTCGGCGAGCTACCGTCCTCCGCTCCACATAAGGTCTTCTGCTGCACGAAGTGCCGGAACGAATGGCATGAACGAGACCGAAGGTCGCGGGGACAAGTGCTTCGCAAGGAGGCAATTTGCGTGGAACAACAAACCAAAGGAGAACCCCGATGACCGAATCGACCTCGAAGGCGACCTACGCGGCGTTGAAGGACCCGGAGTGGACAGGGAGGGCTCTCCCGCCGGTGTTCACGGCGGGAGATCTTTACGAGGCCCTGACTCACGAGAGGAAGAACGTCACCATCGGCGGGGTCTCCGGGTTTCTGCACAAAGCGACGGAGTCCGGGCTGGTGAAGCGGACCGGGAAGGATGGAGGGAAGATTTGTTATCTGGTTGGAGACCAGTCGGTCGTGATGGTGGTCAAAGGGGCGGGAGTTGGCGGTGGTCATTCCGGGCCGAGGAGGTCCTGGTCGCCACCGCCGGAAGACGAAGTCGTGACGATTGTCGGGCTGAGGGAGGAGTTGCTGGCCCTCGCGCTGAAGGTGGAGAAGTTGAAGCCGGATGTGGGGTTGTTGTCGAAGGAGGAATTGTTGGCGGAGTTAAGTCGGAGGTTCAAATGACCCAGGACCACGAAGTCTGGTATAGGTTCGAGGATAGTGATAACTGGGAAGGAACGGCTCCGAGTTATCAAAAACGAGAATTGACAGTGACAAGAAAGACTCCAAAAGGAGTTTGGCTTGACAATTGGGGAGTAGGAAAGTTTGTATTGACCGATGCCCGAAAACGTTTCGCGTATCCGACAGTGGAACTCGCGTTTGATTCCTACGTGAGAAGGAAAGAAAACCAAAAATCGAGGCTTGAGTCACAGTTAAACGCGGTGAAAGAACGATTGGAGCAGGTTAAGGAAGGAGTTGTTGGGGAGTTAAGTCGGAGGTTCAAATGACAGTCGCAGAGCTGATCGAACATTTGTCTACGCTTCCGCCAGAGATCAAGATCATGATCTGGCGAGACAATGGTAGTATGGCAACGGATTATGGTAGTGTTGAAATAGCTGATCTTATCTTGAATTTGGCAAAAAACGAACTAACGATAATATAAAGGAGAACCAGCATGGACCAGATCACCACGTTTACCAAGCTCAAGACCTTTCTCGTCGGCCAGCATTTCGTCCCGCCGAGCAAAGTGGTCCTGAAGGCCCTGCCCGCCGGGGCCCAGGTGGAATTGCTGGATGCGAGTGACAACCCGTATGACGCCAACGCGATCAAGGTGAAGGTGGCCGTGAGGGCATTTGACCAAGAGTCGTTGTTTGCGCTGGAGTTTGAACTTCTCGGCATGGGAAGCAGCGTGGCGGACCTGAATGAAGCGGGAGAAATATTTCTCGGTCATGTCGCCGCAAGCGGAGGAAAGCCCCTCGCGAAGGCCAAGGCGGCGGATGCTAGCCTCGTCGGCAATGTCGAGATCCGCCAAGCCATGCAGGTATTCGGAATGGACTTCCCGTTGAAGGCGACGGCGGGGTTTGTTGGCGAACTGGTCACGCTCACAGTGGAGTTCAACTAATGGCCATCAAACCAACTGTAACTCCGACCGAGGAACAAGACGACATCGTCGCGACGACAATTGCAAGCTCGAACTCGATGATGATCTCGGCCTACGCCGGCTGTGCCAAGACGACAACGTTGCAGTTGTTGGGGAGGAAGATCAAAGTCCCGGCGGTGGCGCTCGCGTTCAACAAGAGCATAGCGACGGAACTGAAAGAAAGGTTCTCGGATAATTTCAGCGTGAGCACCATGAACGGCTACGGCTACGGCGCGCTCATGCGCGGGATGCCGGGAGTGACTCGCTGGAGCATTGATACCAAGAAGGTTGGCAAGTTGGTCTCCGAAGTCGCGAAGGCTTGGAAGCTGGAACTTGGTTCCGATGACTGGGACGCGGCAAGGACCCTGGTTGTCGAGGCCCAGGCCGCCGGGGTCATTCCGAAAAGCCAGGGGGTTGGGCTCCTGCCCGACACCGACGACAACTGGCTCGACCTCGCTGACTCCAAAATGATCCCCCGCGAGACGACAGAGTTCATTCTCGAACTCTGCCGGGAGGTCCTGGCCCAGAACAACCATCTGACCGAGCGAGGAGTTATCTCCTTCGACGACCAGATTTACTACCCAACGGTCTTCGGGCTGAAGTTTCCGCAGTATCCGGTGATGCTGGTGGACGAGGCCCAGGATCTGAGTTCGTTGCAGCATAGAATGGTCGAACGGAGCCTCAGGCCGGATGGACGCCTGTTCGTCTGCGGGGACCCAAAGCAGGCAATCTATGGATTTCGAGGGGCCCACTCGGAGTCCATGGCTGAGATGCTGTTGCTGAGAAAAGCCTGGGACAGCAAACCGCTGACCTTGACCTTTCGCTGTCCGAAGACGATTGTTGCCCGACAGCAGCATCATGCCCCTGGCTTCCGCGCGTGGCATACGAACGCGGAGGGGAGTGCAAGTAAGTGGGAGTGGGAGGAAGACGCCGAAGGCCCGGTTGGCTGGGACAAGGGGACCTTGCTAGGGCTGAAACCTGCAAGCAACGCGAGCCTTGCGGTTCTCTGTCGGAACAACGGCCCCTTGCTGTCGCTCGCGTTCAAGCTAATCCGAAGCGGGGTCGGAGTTATCATGCTAGGCCGGGACATAGGAAAAGGGCTAATTGCTCTGGTGAAGAAAATCGAGCCAGGGGACCTGGTCCCGGTAGATGTTTTTTGTGCCAAACTCCGGGACTGGGAGGAACGAGAGACTTCCCTTGCGCTGGCAAATGGCCACGATGGGAAGGTCGCTGGGATTGTCGATCGGGCAGAGTGCCTGCGGGCGGTTGCAAGCGCGGATGGGATCAACGATGTCGGAGGGATGAAGCTCGCGATTGATAGGCTTTTTGACTCCGCGAGTGGCCAAGTCATCCTGGGCTCCATTCACAAGTCGAAAGGACTGGAATGGGACGTGGTCGTCCATCTGGACCCCTGGAGAGTGCCGAGCAAATTCGCCCGGCAAGCGGCGAAGCGGGGGGATGAGAGTCAACTGAGGCAGGAATGGAACCTCAAGTACGTCTGCGAGACCCGGACGAAGAATGTCCTGGTGGAAGCGAATTTGGAAGACTTTAACGGCTGAACCACCACACACCAACCTCGAAAGGACTCCCTACCATGACCAAGCTCAGCATTGAAGCCATTTGTGCCAAACTCGACCTCGTCGAGGCCAAGTTGTCATTTAGTCGAAGTATTGAGAGTTATCTCAAGCCCAAGGTCTGGTTTGCGTACATTACTCTCGAACGAAACGGAATCACGGTAAGCTCCTCCGCGAATGGGTTGGAGGCGGCCGAAGCCATCAATTCCGCCTGGGAGAAATTTGACCAGACAATCAATGGCGGGATGAAGGGGATCGAGGTCCTAGCGGCCGTTCGGCCGCCCTTGTTGTTGGGAGAGACCTCGCGATGAGATTCCACGATCCCGACAGACCTCGGTCATATGTCGGAATGCCCTACTGGCTTGCCAGCACGACCATCTTGCCAGGGCTTGTGCTGGTTCCGGAAAGCGGAGATGTGGTGGGGCCTCGTTGGCTCGTCAAAGTCTTCCACGGCGGGAACGGAAGGACGTTTATGACCTCGTTGTTCGAGCATGAAGTTCCGACGTTTCTAGCAGCTTGGAACTCCGACCCGGAAAAAACCTTCCGAGACTTCTTCGCGGAGGAGCCGCCCCAGGACGCGGTTACCTGGGCGCATCCAGATCCGGAGAGTCTTCGAGGTAGAACCGTGGTCTTCAGCTCGAAAGAACCCACGATCGTTATCAACGATGATTTGGACTTTTGACTGGGGAAGGCTGTCAAGTTTGATGGTCAAACTATGGACAAGGGGGATCATGCGTCCCTTGTCCATAGTCCCCCATCCCGTGCCCTTCCCCCCTTGACCATGCTATCGCCCTACCCTACAATGGACCCGCGCTTCGCGCCCCGCTTCCCCACCACGGAACCTCCTCCCCATGCAAATTTCCCTATCTCACTACTCGTTCGAGATCAGCGAGCCGTTCGCCCCAGGTCAGACCATTGGCAAGACCGAGTCGGAAGTCCTGAACAACGTCAGGGCGGAGAACATCCGCGAGGCCATCCGGCGGGAATATGACAGGTTGCTGCGAAGCCATGGAAGCCACGACGGGATTTTGGACGAGCAGGGGCTAGCGGCGCTCCAGCTCCGCGCCAAGGCCATCGACGCGGAATACCAGTTCAAACCCCGGCCACAAAGCAAGGTCAAATCTGGCAGCCTCGCGGCGGAACTTCGGACACTCGCGGAGGAGCAGGTGGAGAGTCTGCAGCGCAGCGGTGGGTATCAACTGCCGGAAGGGGAGTACGAGGCGGAGGTCGCGAAGCTGGTCGGAAGAACCGACCTGATCGCCGAGGCGACGAGGAGACTCCGGGCCAAGATGGAGACGGCGAAGGCCGCGATCGAGGATATGCTATAGGCCGCGTTGCGGCCGGAGAGATGCCAGCTATGACCGAGCCAGAACCTCGCCCATCCAACATCAAACTTGATGCTTTTCCGACCGACAGGTTGGGGCAACTTTACTACGCCCTGCGAGCCAGAATCGGCGTCATCATCAGAACCCCGAATGTCGAAAAAGCCAAGAACGAGTTCTACCGAGCACGAGCCGACGCGTATGACGCAGAACTTCGTCAGTTAGAAATCCGAACGATCCCAGAAGAGCTAAAATCCGAAGGCGACCTGGTGATCGTCAAGGTCGAGAAAAAAGGAACGGGGCCATGAGCAAGAAGGAAGAACTGCCGACCGTCGCCCGGCATGTGCAGCTTTATGCGGAGGACTGGGACTGGCTGGAGGCGAACTACGGGCCGAGGTCAGCAACGGCGTTTGGAACGGCCAGGGCGGTCAGGAAGATTGTGCATAAGCGAGTCTTGGAACTGAAAGCCGCCGCGAGAGCCAAGATTGATGCAGGGAGTCAGCAGTCATGAATGAGACCGGAGTCATCCCACAGTCCACTGCACTCGCCGAGGCTTCGCCAGCTTCGTTGGCCGACCTCATGTCGATCGACCCGGATAGGGAAATTGCCAGGTTTAAGGCCGCCGTGCCGAGGATCGTTGAGGCGCTTCGGGCACAGCGGAAGAGGTTTGCGAAATCCGAAGAGGCCAAGCCGGGGAAGGCCACTCCAGCCGCCAAGGTTCCGAAGACCGCCAAGGTCATCCTCGGTCAGACCATCCAGGTCCAAGGCGATCTGGACTTTTGAAAGGCAGCCACCATGTCGCTCGAACCCGCTTTTCCCCCATCAGGACGAACTATCAATATGTTCGGTTGTGAGTTAAATCGACAGCCGAGAGAATTGCTTCTCCAAGTGATCGAATGGGCGATGATCGAATGGTGTGCATCACCGCTTGAAACCTCAGCTGAAGACAAATTTGCTATGTATTCTGCGGTTATCCTCGCATGTCGGGAGGCCGCACAATGGAAATGATACAAACCCAGCCAGCGTTCCTCTCCGACCCGAGGTTTTCCAAGGCCATCCCTGGTCTCCAGGTCCAGGTCAACAGCAGCAGCCTCGGGCCGTTCAAAGCGTGCCCAAGGCAGTATTATTATTCGGTTGTACTTGGCCTCGAGCCGTTTAATCGCAGCGTCCACCTGACCTTCGGAACGTTGATTCATCAAGGGAGCGAGAGATATGACCTGAATGTTCTCGCTGGGATGGAGCACGAAGCTGCCTTGTTAGATGTGGTTGAGTGGGCGCTTCGCGCTACCTGGGACTCAAAGCTCCACCGCCCCTGGACTTCCGGCGACAACGCGAAGACGCGAGAAGGAGCCGTGAGGACCCTAGTTTGGTACCTGGATAAATGGAACCTCGAATCGCCGGACCCGTGCAGGACGGTCAGACTGGCCAGCGGGAAGCCGGCGGTGGAGCTTGACTTCGCGATCGACTCGGGCTACCGTACCAGGGCCAACGAGTCTGTGATCTTCATCGGAAAGCTGGACAAGATTGTCGAACTCGGCGGGAAGTTTTTCGTAAAGGATATTAAGACGACAGGCCATGCCCTGGGTATCGACTTCTACAAGAAATTTAGTCCCGATAACCAGTTCTCCCTTTATTCGATTGCTGCCAAAACCGCCTTCGACTTCCCGGTCGAGGGGCTCATCGTAGATGGGATTGAAGTCAAAGTGACGTTCTCCCGCTTCGACCGAGGCTTGGTGCCGAGGACCGAGGAAGGCCTGGATGAGTGGTTGCGGGATAGCCATTATTGGCTTGGTCAGATGGAGGCTTGCGCGATCGCAGCCCACTGGCCCCAGAATGACAAATCCTGCGGCCTTTACGGCGGGTGTGACTTTCGGGAGGTCTGTGCGGCCAAGCCGGGAGTCAGAGCAGGGTTGTTGCAACGGGGGTTTCGAGTCAAGACCCCAGGGGTTAGCGAGGATTGGTTATGACAAGGCTGGTCAAAATCTTGGACAAGTTCACGGTTGAACTTGATTCAGCTTTGGCCGTCGGGGAAATCATCGAGTTTGACGGAGTCCACGGAGTGGGTAAGCTTTGGCGTGTCCCATTGCCCCGACTGCAACGATTCGTTGTGACAGGTTTCAGCGGTAGGACTACGTCAATCTACCCCAGCCTAGTTGCCAAGGGACAGTTTGCCACGGTGAGTAAGTTGCCGGGGCGAGGTACCCAAGTAAGGATCATTACACCATGAGCGAACTGCTGACCTCCCCCTCCCGCCGAGGATTCCTCGGAATCCTCTCCGGCCTGATCGCCGCCCCGGCGGTTCTCCGCATCATCACGCCGATGAAACTCGCCGTCGTGCCGGAGTTGATCTTGCCGAGTTCACCAGTCATTCTCGACTCCTATGCCGAGCGGGTGCTTACGCCGATGATTCGGGAAATCCACACGGTTGTCGCCAAAGACATCATGACAGAGCTTGGCACTGACGGCTGGGGATGGTTGAACAATCTCGGCGCGGTTCCTATGAAAGTCATTCTTCGGAATGAGCCCGACTTGGTGCAAAAATTGGCAGCCAGGATAGGGGAAAACAAGCATCGTTACCTGAACCACAAGCCGCTCTCCTGGTTCAACCCCGACGGAACAATCAAAGCATAAGGAGCCACCACCATGCTAGGCAGTCTATCTATCACTCACTGGATGATCTTCATCTGTGTCGCCGCGGTTCTATTCGGAGGAAAAGGGAAGATTTCCTCCATCATGGGAGACATTGGAAAGGGCTTCGGGGACCTTCGGCGAGGTCTGTCGGATACGACCGAGGCGAAGGAGCAGGTTGAGGCGGAGCTGAAGAAGGCCCTGCCGAAGAGCAGAACCGATGACTGAAATCATCGCGCCGACTCGACGAGGTTTCATCCAAGGCCTCGTACTGCTCCTGGCCGCCCCGGCGATTGTCCGAGTGGCCAGCCTAATGCCGGTCAAGTCGATCGAGGAGGAGATTGGAGAACTTGTCGCCGAAACTGACTGGGGATTTGCGAATGGTGAGGCTGTTGTCGCGACTAATGGCAAGGGTGGAATTTTAACCATTCAGATGATTACGCGAGAAGCAGTCTCAGTGTGGAAAAATTCCAACAAATTCTTAAATGGACTCCAATACGACGACTCGTTCGCGCTTGACAACAGCACACGCATTAGACTTCCAAAAAACTACAGGACACCGCCACCATGGGAAAGCTAGAAAACCACCAGTCGGCCAGAACGACCAAAATGTTGTTGATCGGAGACTCAGGGGCCGGGAAGACCGGGGCGTTGGTCAGTCTGGTTCTCGCGGGATACAACCTCCGGATTCTCGACCTGGACAATGGCCTGGACATTTTGGCAAACGTGCTGAAAGGCAAGAAGGAGGGGGCCACGGTGGAGTACGAGACGATTACGGATTCCATGAAAAACGCGGCGGGGAAACTTGTGCCAGCCAAGGCGACAGTTTGGAACCGGGCGGTGAGCTTGTTGCAGAACTGGAAGACCGAAACCGCCGACCTTGGGCCTCTGACCTCCTGGGGCGAGCGCGATGTCCTGGTCATCGACACCTTGACGACCCTCGGCAAAGCCGCGATGGCGTTTAACCTGTCCATGAATGGGAGGCTCGGCCAAGCCCCGCAACAGTCGGATTGGTACCAAGGTCAGCAACTAGTCGAGTCACTGTTGCAAATGTTGTTCGACGAAAACGTCAAATGTAACGTCATCGTGAACTGTCATATCAAGTACATCGGGGAGGACGGCGGGCCGCAACGGGGGTATCCAGAGACCTCGACCGGGCAGGCCCTCTCCCCGAAGGTCGGCCTGTACTTCAACTCCGCCCTGATGGTCAAGACGACCGGGATGGGGAGTAATCAAAAACGTAAAATCGTCACCAACACGGCAGGGATTGTGGAGTTGAAAAACTCCAACCCAGGCAAAGTCAAGCCGGAGTACGACCAAGCGACCGGGTTGGCCGAGTTTTTCCGAGACCTCAAGGGAGCCTGAGCCCCCTTCCAGTTTGTAGGTGGGTTGGAAACAACAAACCTTCACCCCCGAGGGAATCCTCCCTCACTTTGTAACCCAGAAAGAGCACTCTCATGGTTGACTTTTCTTCTTTGCTCCGCAAGCCCGCCTTCGAGGCCAAAAAGCCGGAGGTCCTTCCGGTCTCCCCGAATTATCTCGGAATTGTTACCTCCTTCGAGGTCGGCGAGAGCCAGAACGACAAAAAGACCCCCTACGTCAGGTTCAACGGGAAGTTCCTCGCCTGGGCGGATGACATCCCGGAAGACGAGCGACATTGTGACATCACGAAGAGGTCCTGGCGCCGGGATTTCTACCTGACTGACGAGGCCCTGTTCCGGCTCGACGAATTCCTCCGCGCGCTCGGTGTCGGCAGTCCTGGCGCTCAGTACGAGGAAATCATCCCCGAGGTCGTTGGTCAGCAGGTCAAGGTGAGCGTCAAGCAGTATTTGAACAAGCGGAGCAATGAGCTGGCCAACGAAACGGCCGATATCGGCGCGGTGTAACAGTCGCGCTAGTCGCCACAGCCGGGAGGGAGCGGCATTCATTCCCTCCCGGCTTCTGCCCCCTCCAACTCCAGGCCTCCCTCCATGCCGTTGTTAGATCATTCAGAGTCGATCGAGATCAGCCTTATCAACATCGCGAGGGAAGGCCGACAGCGGCGGGAGGTCAAGACAGATGGTCTCCGGGAGTCCATTGCCCTCCGGGGCCTCATCGAGCCGATTATCGTCGAGCGTGAGGGCCTCGGCTACCGTCTTGTCGCCGGGGAGAGAAGGTTGAAATCGTGCATCGAGCTAGGGCATAGCAAAATCTACGCTCGGTTCCTCAACTCCCTCGACCCGATCGAGCGCCAGATCATTGAACTCGAAGAAAACATCAAGAGGTCCGACCTCGCGTGGCAGGACCTGGTCTCGGCCGTGGCCAGAATTCACGACCTCTACTGCACCACCGACCAAGACTGGACCGCGAGCCTGACCGCGCAAAACTGCGCGTTGACCGCTGGTACGATTTCGATGTATCTGAAGGTCTACCCGGACCTGGAGGATGAACATGTCGCAAAAGCCGGAACGGTGCGGGAGGCGTACAACATTCTGCTCCGACGGCAAAAACGCGCCGATGGGAATGTGTTGGAGGAATTGCTGGAAGCCAGCACGCCGGAGGCCCTGCAAGCGGCGAAGGACCTACCAGCCGGGGAGGCAGCAGCCACGGACCCTCAACTGTTCCCGAGCCCCGAGACCATCGAAGCGATCGAAGACTGGCAAGACGGAACGGTTGTCAGCGCGCCAACGACACCAACCGTCCCTCGACCAGCAACCCAGCTCACCCTCCCCACCTTCGACCTTGATCCGATTCTAAACGTCAGCCTGCTCGACTGGCTGCCGACCTACACCGGGAAGAAGTTCAACCTCATTCACTGTGACTTCCCTTACGGGGTCAATTTGTTCTCCTCCAACGGGGTCCGCACCGGGGCGAATCGGAGTCAAATGGGCCGGGATGCGGGAGAAGGGTATGATGACTCTGCTAGCACGTACCAACAGCTGGTCGAGTGTCTCTGCCTGAACCTGGACAAGATCATGTCTGTCGAAGCCCACATCATGTTCTGGTTCTCGAACAAGTGGGAAATCGAGTCCTGGACGAGGGAGACTTTTGCCCGGCTTGCGCCCAGCATTTCCTGGTCCCGGTTCCCGCTCATCTGGATGAAATCTGACAACGTCGGAATCGCGGCAAGTCCGAACTACGAGCCCCGGCATGTGTACGAGACCTGTCTACTTGGCTCTCGTGGAAAACGTAACATCGTCCGAATCAAAGCTGATGCGTATGCCGCCCCGACAGACAAGTCGATTCATCAATCGGCCAAGCCTCAGCCGATGTTGACGCACTTTATGGAAATGTTGGTGGATGAACATACAAGTCTGTTCGATCCGACCTGCGGTTCTGGTACCAGCCTTCGCGCCGCCGAGAACCTCGGGGCCTCCCGCGTCCTCGGCCTGGAAATCGACCCCCGAATGACCCGACTGGCAATGGAGGCCCTGAATGTCGATCGAGCCAAACGACGCGCCCGTGGCGAACGATAGGAGGAGGGAGGTCGAGGCGGAATACGGCCTGTACGAGACCTTTCCGAAGGCCATTCGGGACCTGATGAAGGTGATGAACTTCACCCTGGGTCAAATGAAAATCGTCCAAGGTCATCTGGCAAACTTCGACGAGGCAACAGTGAAGAATTGGTTAGAAAATCTGGCGGATGGTCAGCTACCTGGTTGGAGGGGATGGAAATGACCGAGCACGTGCCGTTGCCCCCCTTCGCCGCGACCTCCGGGATGACCCCCGGGGCTTCACTCAGGATGCTGCTCATCGGCGAAGCCTGGGGGGAAGCCGAGGCGGGTTGCCGGAGGCCGTTTGTGGGATCGAGTGGAAAGGAATTGTTCTTGATGCTCGGCGAGGCCATGCCGGATGTTTTCCCGGAGCTTCATGCCGAAGCCCGGAAGCTGTTCCACTTCGGCGGCGGAGCGTGGGTGCAACGTCGGGAAGCCTGGCTACGCGCCGCCGGTATCGGCATGACGAATGTGCTCGCCCTCCGCCCGCCGGATAACAAGCTCGAGAACCTCAGTGTTGCCAAAACTGCCTTGCCAGACAAAGGAAAGAATTATGTCCATGGCCCAATCTCGACCGGAAATTATCTCCGTCCGGAGTTCCTGCCAGAAGTTGATCGACTCGTTTCGGAAATATCAGCCACAAGCCCCAATCTCATCCTCGCCCTTGGCAACACCGCCTGTTGGGCTGTCCTCGGAACCACTGGAATTGGCGGAATTAGAGGCACTGTATCGACGAGTCAAAAACCCCGAGGACTCAAGACCCTGGCCTCCTATCACCCCGCCGGAGTCATGCGGAACTGGGCCTGGAGGCCCATCGTCGTCGCGGACTTGATGAAGGCGTGGAGGGAGTCGGCAAGCCCAGTTATCATTCGACCGTCCCGGTCGATCCTAATCAACCCAACAATAGATGAGGTCGAGGCATGGACTTCCCAGACAATCTCCGCGTCACCCGCATTATTGAGTGTGGATATAGAGACGAGCAAGGGAATGATCACCTGTATCGGTTTTGCCAGAAGCTCAACGGAAGCCATGGTTATCCCCTTCGACAGTCACTCGGCGACCGGGAATGGGAGCTATTGGTGCGGACGCGCCGAGGAGGAGCGAGCTTGGCTCGCTGTCTCAAGGCTCTTGGCTTCGACGTTGCCTAAGGTGTTTCAAAACGGAATGTATGATTTGCAGTATTTGCTCCGAGTCGGGCTCAAGGTTGCAAACTGTGCGGAAGACACCATGTTGCTGCATCATTCGATTTTTCCTGAGCTGCAGAAGGGCCTCGGCTTCCTCGGCAGCATCTATACCTCCGAGCCCGCGTGGAAACTCATGCGAAAGCACCGAAGCGACGAAGTTGGAGTAAAGGCGGATGAATAATATCATTCGTCATGTTGTTCCCCTGGGAGGACTAGGTTGTGGAAAAACAATCAATAGAGCAAATGTTAGAACGAATCAAAAAAATCGACCAGGATTTCGACGCGGCGATCGGTTGGGGAAGTTGGATGGTATCTTGCGCGAATGAAAGAGAGAGTCTGGTAAATCGACTCGCGAGGGAGCACGTGATCGTTCCGCATAAAAATCTTGCACGGGATGCGGCCGGAGGAAGAGTATCATGAGTTTCTATTACCTTGCCAGCCCGTACTCCCACAAAGACCCCGAGGTCGTCAAGGCCAGATTCGACCAGACCGAAAAGGCGACTTATTGGTTGCTGTGGAATAAGTATTGGGTCTACTCCCCGATTATCCACAACCATGAGATCAGCACCAAGTTCAAAATGCCCACCGATGCGGGTTTTTGGTGGGGTTACAACCAGGCGATGCTGGAGCGAGCTAGCGGACTGTACATCTTGCTAATTGATGGCTGGAAGGACTCCATCGGCCTTAAGAAAGAACTAGTCTTTGCCCTCGAGCGCAAAATTCCGATCCGAGGCATTGAACCGAAAGGCTGGGCGGGTTGGCAGTTCGATAACGCGGACTGGCGACTGACCGGCCAAGTTGGGACAAGTGTCGCTGGCGTGGAGAGAGCCTGATGTTAGTTGACACGAGCCAGCTTGCCGAGGGGAATGTCTATGGAGGACGCCGGCTGTCTGCCGATGACGGGCTCCAGGTCTACAACGGACTTGACTGCTGTCTGACGACGGAGATATTCAACGAGATTAACCGGGTGGCAAGCCACAGCAAGTCCTCCTGGGCTGGAATTTATTCCTTCGAGCGGGCCTTGCAGGCCCCCTACCTCGACCTCATGATGCGGGGCTTCGCGGTGGATGAGCTGGCAAGACGTCAGGCTGCGGAGGAGCTTCGGGGCCGGATTGGGGAACTTCAAGGGTTGTTGGATACCTTGGCGACTTCCGTCTGGTCCTCCGGGCTCAACCCCAGGTCAGTCAAACAGCTGAAAGAATTCTTCTACTCCGAACTTCGGCTCCCCGAAGTCATCCTGCGGAAAAAAGGCATCCCGCGAGTCTCGGTAGACCGGGAGGCTCTGGAGAAGCTAGATGAATACTTGTATGCCAGACCTTTCGTCAATCTCATCTTGACCATTCGGGACCTCGCGAAGCAACTTGAAGTCTTCGAGACCGAGATCGACCCGGATGGCCGCTTCCGCGCGGCGTATAACATCGCTGGAACGGAGACGGGGAGGCCCAGCTCCTCCGAGAACGCATTCGGAACTGGTCGGAATGCTCAAAATATCGCACCGGGGTTGAGATATGTCTTCACCGCTGACCCCGGCTACCGAATGGCTGTAATCGACCTTGAACAAGTGGAGGCAAGAGATGTCGGATTCTTCTGCGGATGCCTTTTCAATGACTGGGATTTCCTTAACAATTGTGAAGGAGGAGACCTCCACACGAATAACGCTAAGCGGATTTGGCCGGGGCTCGGATGGACAGGAAATAAAGCTGCAGATCGCGCTATCGCCGACAGAAATTTTTATCGAGAATTCTCCTACCGGGACATGGCTAAAAAGGGTTCACATCTCTCGAACTACATGGGAACAGCTTGGACGGCTGCTAGAAGTCTCAAAGTCCCGACCTCGCTTATGGAGGAATTTCAAGCACGATATTGCCGAGGAGCCCCTGAAAACCGCCAAAACGGAACTCCGGAAATCCTCCCCGCCTTCCCCGCGATCCCTCGCTGGTGGAGGTGGACAGCCGAGCAGCTGCAAACCACCCAATCCATTACGACCCCTTTTGGCCGTCGCAGACATTTTTTTGGACGACCCGGAGATGATGCGACTTTACGAGAAGCTATTGCGTTTTTGCCTCAATCGACAACAGCAGACAGAATGAACCTGGGCCTTTGGCGGGCCTGGAAGTACGAGCGCCGGATTGAGTTGTTGGCCCAGACCTACGACTCGATTACCTTCCAGTATCCCGAAAGCCTTGACGAGGCGGAAATCATCGGCCGGGTTCTTGAACTAATCAAAGTCGAACTCGTCGCCCCCAACGGACGCCGTTATGTCGTTCCGGGGGAGGCCAAGGTCGGCTGGAACTGGGGGAGCCAGGTGACTCAGGCGGACCAAGCGAAAGCACGCGTCGAGGGGAAGAAAATTCCCCGCCTGAATCTCGAAGGGCTGGTCAAGTTCAAGCCTGGTTCCCCGGACCTCCGCCGTCGTGAGTCCGGGCTTGCCCGTCGGATGAACTAGAAGCGGCCGGGCCGCTTCAACCAAAACAAACCCCCGAAAGAACCAATGTGCCTGACGCTCCCCACGACCTGGTTTCCGACTTCTTCACCCTTACCCAGGACGAATGGTCCCCCGAGATCTTTCGGAAGTGGGCGGGGATCAGCCTGGTCGCCGGGGCACTCGAACGTCGTATCTGGATTCGGACCGGGCGCTTCATCACCTTTCCGAATTTGTACACCCTCCTGGTCGCCCCACCGGGGACCGGAAAGCAGATTATCTCGACGACTCGGGACTTGATCTTCAACGCGCTGGAACCTGGGACAAAGAGCAAGGCGTTCCGAGTCGCGGATAAGTCGGTGACGAAAGCAAGCCTGATCGACACCTTGTTTGACTCAAAGCAGACTCGAATCACGGCCAAAGGCGACCATTATAGCTATTCCGCGCTGTTTGTCGGGGCGGAGGAGTTCTCGGTGCTACTGCCAGCGTATGACATGGAATTCATCGGAGCCCTCAATGGAATTTACAACAATGAAGAATCTCACACTGAGCGTCGTCGCCACGGTCATCCTGCTCGTATTGATATTGAATATCCTGTGCTCAATATGCTTGGAGGCATTCAGCCTTCGCTTATGTCCTCTTCCTTTCCTGAAGAAGTATGGACCACAGGACTTGGTAGACGGTGTATCATGGTGTTTTCGTCTGAAACGCGCATCCGCGATCCGTTTTTGATCACGGAGCAGGTTGGGGGAGTTCGACAGCGAATTCTGACCCGCCTTGGCGAACTCTCGCGGCTGCAGGGCGAGATCACCTGGGCGCCTGATGCTATCGAATTCTTCCAGAACTGGTGGATGGACGGCGGCCAGCCTATTCCGAGTCATTCCAAGCTAAATGCGTACTGCTCCAACCGAGCCATGAATGTGATGAAACTTTCCGGGATTTCCGCGATCTCCCGGGGCAAGTCCATGCAGATTTCCCTCGCCGACGCGACCCGCGCGGTGTCGTGGTTGCTGGAGGCCGAGACCACCATGCCGGACATCTTCCGCGCGATGACCGGGAAGTCGGACCAATCCATCATCGAAGAACTCCATCGCTGGGGGGTCGCGAAGTATATCAAGGATAAGAATGAACCGCTGGACTCCACCCTGCTTTACTCGTTCGTATCCGAACGAGCGCCAAGTGAGAAAGTCAAAGCGATCGTCGAGCTGGCCGAGAAATCCGGCGCGTTTGTCCGACAAGCCGGGACGGAGAAATATATCCCGAAAGGGGTTTTCCTGAAGCCGAAGGAGTGAGGGCAGACCCATGGTTGAGAACCTGCTGAACAAGATCGAACGGCTCCAGGCCAAGGTCGAGGAATACGAGGCCATTTTTCAGGCCAAATGCACCACGCCGCCTGGTTGGGGGCTTACGAGAACCGAGGCAAGAATCTTCGCTTGCTTGTTGATTAACAAGATCGCGACTAAAGAACAGATTGAAACCGCCATGTACCTTCACTCTGACAACGCGAAAGGATTTGGAGGGGGGACACTTCAAGTTCTGCTTTGCCGACTGAGGAAAAAACTCCGGCCACATGGAGTCAAGATTCATTCTATCTGGGGTGTTGGATATTCCATGAGCGGGAGGAGGCTGGATGATGAAAAGGTTTAGTCTGGTTGGGGCAGTGCTGTTTTACGTCACTTCTGCTTCCCCACACGATCTCTGGGCCGATGGGACCGAGGTCCCCGCGTGGGTCAAAGCTGCGTGTTGCGGGCCAGCTGACGCGCACTTGCTCACCCCGTCCGACATCACTCTCGAGTCCGACGGATACCACATACGAGGCTATCCATACGTCGTTCCGTTCAAAGACGCGCTGCCGAGCCTCGATGGGCAGTATTGGATTTTCTACGGAACCAACTGGCCGACCTTCGGCGGCGAAGCCCCGAGCGTGACGCATCCGTATTGCTTCTTTGCTCCGGTGGGAGCGGGATTGGTGCCGGGGGATGGAAACGGGAAAATGAGGCGTTCGTAACGGGTCAAAGGGGAGTTAACGGCCATGCGCGAAGGGAAAGCCATGATTTTGGCCTTGGACATCCCGACCTACCTTAACGCATTGACAAATGCATTTCTAATGCATTACAATAATTCCCATGCGCCAACGCGAATCAGATATGCGCCGTCAAAACGCGCTTTACTACCGACTCAACAACGGGGGTCTCTGCGTCTATTGCGGGGAATGGGAGGAATGCGGGGATCATTTCTTGCCGATCTCAAAAGCAGTCATGATGGCAGAAGTGCTCGATGTTAGCAGTGGAAGATTTATTCTGCCGAGTTGTCTTGAATGCAACTCAATTGCAAGTGATAAAGTATTTGAGACTGTTAATCATAAAAGAGATTATATTCAAGAAAGGCTCAAACTTCGCTGGAGCGGATACAACAACTTCACCGCGAAGGAATTAGAAGAATTCGGATACACGCTCTGGACTGCGGTTGTTTTCAACAGAAACAAGCAAGCAAGACTTGAGGATAGACTGAAATGGGAAAACGCGAAGAATCCAAATGCGTCAATTGCGGAGATCTTTTTCTCCCCGACCGAGCATGGCAGAAATTCTGTCGGGAGCGATGTCAACAACAATGGCATTGGAAGAAGCGACAGCGAATTATTGATTGGGCACGAGATTTTAAGGGAGCAGAAGGAATTGAAGAACTTGCAGCGGGAGTTAAAGAAGGCAAATTGGACAAAAATTGATATTGAATTTTATGTTAACTGTGTTAGGCAGTTCGGTAAAACTGAAGCTGATAAGATGATGAGAGAAACACAAACGACCGATCCCCGGTCCATAGTTTGACCATCAAAGGACGCATTCGCGTCCAGAAAGAATTCCATGTCCGAGCCCCTTGACGCTGAATCCACTTTGTCCCTGTTGCTGTCCTGCGAATCCGTCTTCGTGAACTCCTACGGGTTCAACATGTTGGGGAGTAACCTTAGGCTCGTCTTCTCCGAGCGTTTCGTGATTTCGACCTCCACCGGAGCGCAAATCTCGCTTCACCCTCGCGTCGCCGTGACCATGCCGATCGAGACCGTGATTGCCCTTCGACGTGAGTTAAGCGAGATGCTCGACAAGGTCGAAGTGGCGATTCGGCCGCAGTAGGAGCCCAGGTCATGTACTTGTGGATATTTACCGGGTATCATCGAGGCATTCCAATTTTCGATCGTTCAATGCCTCGAACTTGCATTCGTCAGGCTAATGATCGAATTCGAGAGCTAAAGGCACAAGGTTGTCTCGTACCTTTTTGGACTTTCGAGCTTCCGAAGGAATTTTTCTCATGAATCCCGAAGACATCAGATTCTTCGCGGTCCTCGCGATTGTCGGAGTTCCACTCCTGCTCGTGTGGGCTTTCGGAACTTTCGTGAACTGGTTGTGTGATTAGCGGCGGAGCAGGGGGTTTGTAGACCCCGCCTCACTTCCACCAATTCCACCCTGCACAGCAGACCTCGTCTTCCCCGGCGAGGTCAGGAAGTTCTTGACCCCTCTGATCGCAGTTGGCAGCGCCGCGCCGACCAGGGCAGAGGCGTGGTATGGGATGCCAGAGAGGCCAAGCAGATGGCCAGAGACATCTCCCAGGTGCTCGCCCAGATCCGCACCAACGAGCGCATTGATGCCATGTTGACTCGGGGTCGGGGAGAAACTAGCCAAGTGTTCTTTGGCACTTGCCAGGTTTCTCTGAGCCCCGGAGACATCCAAGCCTTTCCGAATCCCTTCCGCCTGGGTCTCAACATTCCCTCGCCGAATGCCTCGAGTCGTCGCCTCGGCCTCGGCCCTCGCATTGGCAATCGCATTCGCAGTAGAAGTCCTCGCGGCAACCTTATCCTCCGCATGGGCGGCTTTCGCCTGGGCGATCAAATCCGTGGCTTTTTCGACCGTTGCCTTATGCGCTTGGCTCGCCGCTTCCAGTCCTCTTCCAGACTCTTCCACATTCGTCTTATGGCTCGTCTTCGCGTATTCCGCTTCCGCTTTCGCATTCGCAACAGCGGTCTTGTGAGCCTGACTTGCCGCAAGTCTTTCGGCTTCGATTTGTTCCAGATTGCTCAAATGCGCGTCATGCGCGGCTTTGATCGCAGGGGCAGAGTCACCAACCGCTCGGCCTTTATCCGCGAGTAAGGTCTCGATCGCCGCGCGATCCGCTGCCTCAGGCACCAACGCGGCCTTCGCCCCAGGCGCGAGGCTTTGCCATTCCTTCGGGCTGGCTATCGCTTTGTTGATCTGCACCGCCGCAAGGCCATCGACGAAATTTTTGAACTCCGGTCGAGCGCGAAGAGCCGCCAGGGTGGTTCCAGTGTTTTTAGCCTGAGTCAACAGTTGGTGCACGACCTCACCAGGAGCAAGGTCTTTTCCAGCCTGTGGCTTATCACTCGCCGCGATTTTGGACAAGACTCCGTCAACGAAATCTCGGCCTTCCTTCGACACCCCATTCGCAGCGTCGAAAGCGTCAGCCATCCCTGCCTTTTCCGCCGCCGCGCGCATGTCGGAGGTCAGGGCCGCGTACATGGAGGTAAGATTTTTCTCCCCGATGTCCTTCAACGCCATCGGGTTTCCCCGAGCCTCGCCGAGGGCAGACCGAAGTTCTTTCATATCGGCAAAGCTAGGACCCGGCGCGGCGATTCCTGTCGCCTCATCCGGGACGAATTTTTCCAGGGTCTTCGCGAGTCCAGTCGCGTTATTCGGAACGACTTTGGCGAGAGTCTCGGCCAGGGCTCCCCCTCGGCCCTTCGCTGCGTTAACCGCTGCCTCAAATCCCGGCATTTCCTGCGATCCGGCCTCGGCCATCTTGGCATTCAGCGGAGCCCAAGCGGCGTCTTCGGCTTTCGCGAGACTACCCGTGGTGGAAGTTACAAAATTCCTCGCTTGCGCTTGCCCAATTTCACCGACTTTATCCGGGTCGATCTCGGTAGAGTGTTTATCCGCGATGGACTTCAGCCCGGATTCGATGTCCTCATCCGCAATCGGAGCGGTGCCAGCTTTGGCCGAGTCAATCGCCGCGTCGCGCGAGGCTTCCGACTGTCTCGCGCGGGATTTCAAATCAGCCAACTGGTCGTCAAGCTGGCCTTTCGAGTCCGCGATTGTCTCTTGCGTCTTCGCAATCGCTTGGTCTCGGGTTTCGGCAGATGAGACAACATTGGCCTCATGTTGTTTCGTTGCAAGGTCGAGGTTTGTTTTGCTGGTGTCAATCTGGGCCCTGGCCGCAGCGATCGACGCGTCTTGGACATCCTTACTTGCCGCGATGGCCACATTCGCAGCGGTCTCGTGTTCGACCTGAGCTTGCTTCACGGCGTCTTTGGCGGAGTTCAGCGCGTCAAAGTTCGGCACGAGTTCATTGGCCTTGCCGAGGGTCAGAGCGTCTTTGGAGGCTTGCGCGGCGGCTAGTTCTTTCGCGGAGGCCTCGACGGCCGCTTTCGCGGTTGCAAGATCTGCCAAGTGGGAAAAATAATGAATGCCCATGCCTGTGCTTAGCCCACCAAGCGCCCCGGCGATTACGGGGGCCCAGGTAGAGCCAGGATCAGCCCATTCGGCAATCTTGCCAGCAAGTCCACCAGCCACACCCGCGCCGAGCTGCATGGGGGCAGATTCCGGCTCCGCGATGGCGAATGGAACGGCAGAGCCAAGGCCGGAAGATGCCCCACCTACCAGGTCTTCCGCAACGTTCTGCGGCTTGAGCGAGTTGAGGCCGAGTGCATTCGTGGCCGAGTCAACGGTCTCAGGGCTTGGTTTCAGCAGGTCAGTCGCGTTCTTACCAACAGCCAGCTGGCTGACCTTGTTCGCAATGGCCCCGACAGGGTTGATGGCCGAGCTAGCGGCATCCAAAGCCGCATTGGCAGTCGGCGAGTTCCGGACTTCATCTGGCAAGAAACTCCCGGCCCAGTGGAGGATCGAATCAACCTCACTCGGCAACTTCGCTGTGTCGATGATTCCCTTGCCGACTTGTTGGGCCGCGTAGGCTGGAGCATGCAGGGCCGAGCCCGAGGCCCAGTCGGAAGACCTTTGCGTCCCCTTGCTTTCATAATCCTTTGTAAAGTCCGTCACGCCGGCGAGTGGATCAACCTCCGCCCCAGGACCAGCCTTCAACGTCGAGTTAATTCCCGCCAACGGGTCAACATCACTCGGGCTTGCCATGGTTATTGACTCCCAGTAGGTTCAAAGTCTCGCTTGGCCGCCGCGTTGTAGACTTTGTCCGAGATCATCCCTTGGGCCTTCATCTGGTCATAGGCCATTTTCGACGTTATCAGGTGGTTTTGGACGGCAGATTTCACCGCCTCCGGGCTCGTGAACCCTTTCGGCCCGAGGCCGTAGGTCTCCATTACCTTGCCCATGTAGGAGCTAGGAGGGTTCAGCTTGGCAAACGCCGTATCCGCGCCGGTAAGGTCGCCGTGGGTTCGTTCCAGCCAGTCCTGCTTAAAGGCCCGTTGATCCAGTTGCCAGGTCGCACCGGCTTTGAGAATGTCAGCAACTAGCATTCCGCCGAGAGGCGAGTTCTCAATTCCAGGAACCGAGCTGATCGCATCGTTGACGATCCCGAGCGGCTCTCTGCCCCCGCCGAACATCTGATGGGCGAGGGAGAAACCGAGAGTGTTGGTCTCCTTGATCAAATCCTGGGCCGCCGCGACCTTGTTGATGTCAACAGGCGGAGGGGCCTTGGGGTCAACAATAGCAGAGAATGTATTGATAACATTGCCCAGATTTGCCCGAATGGCTCCTGCAGCTCCCGGCGTCATCCACCCACCACCTTTAGCCAGAGTCTGAATGTTATCCTTCGCGTTGTCAAGCCGGGCGAGAGACTGGGCTGTCATGTCATATTGCGGCTGGTGTTCGTTAAACTGCTTGACCAGCTCCCCCACCGAGCCTTGCTGATCCGCCGTGCGAACCGGCAGTCCGTTGGTCCCAAGCACCGGTTTAGGCAGGATGTCGTCCGGGGCAACAGTCGGCCCGCCGCCGAAGGTCGAGGTCGGAGTCGTCTTGCCGCTTGCCGTTCCGGCTCCCGCGCTCGGCATGGGTTGGGCCGGGGAGCCGGCGAGATTCGTGGTCGGAATGGAACTTGCCGCGCTGAGGGGGTTGGGACTTCCAGCCGGAGGAGCCGGAGTCGCACCCTGTCCCCCTCCTCCAGTCAACGGATTCGCAGCTCCCGGAGGCACTGCCGGGATGGTCAGACTACCCCCACCAGGGGTCACCTCCGTCCTCGGCGCGACGCCCATGGGGACGATGGAGCCAGGGGTAAAACTTCCCGGAGCCGGAGCGCCAGGATACCCCGGAAGGGTTGAAGTCACGTTGCCAAAAGCTTTCTGCCCGCCTTGGTCAACTTCCTTCGGAGTACCGTACAACGCCCCGATCGTTCCAGGATCCAGAGCGCCGGTGGAGATCGCCCAGCGAGCGCGGTTCGCGGCATAAGTCGCCGGATCTGCCGGGGTTCCATCCGGGTTCGTCGTCAGCATGGTCTTGATATGTCCAACGGCCTCGGCGTCGCGCGCGCGCGCAGTCGGGCTCAATGCCGCAAGTCCGGCATTCACCGATTTGTCAAAGTTCCTCGGATCGTCTCCGGCTGCCGCGATTGCCTTATGCACCACACCGAGACCATCGACGGACTGCCGTTGCTGTTCCCCCTGAATCTGCACATTTGCTAGCAAGCCTTGTTTATACTGGGCGTAAAGCTCCCCGCCATACCCAGCAACCAGCGGATCTTTCAGGGCCGCATTGAGCCCGTCTTCCATAGAACCACCGCTCGCCTGGGTCGCCGCGACGATCTGGCCAAACTTTTGCCTCGCCGCCAGCATCTGCGACATCTGCTGCTGTTGCAGCATCTTCCCCCGCAGCGTCATGACGTTGTCAACAACGCCGAGGGGGTTCATGTCTCCGCCAGGATTGAACGGGACGGGGTTCAGGTCGGTGTCAACGGTCGGCATCGAGTCAGGTCCTAGTGTAGGAGAGGGTTGGGATTGCCAGCCGGAGGAGCACTAGGTTGGACCGGACCGGCTTCGCCGGCTCCCATCATGCTCATGGCCCGGTGCCCCGCGAGGACCCTCGTTGCTGCGATGCCAAGCGCGTGCTGGGTCTGGGCCTTGATCTGCCCAATCTGGGCTTCCTGGGCCTTGATAGTTTGGTCCTGCTGGGCAATCCAGCCCGCCAGCGCGGTTCCACCCTCCGGCATCGGCGGGGTGCCTTGGGCTGGATTCCCGGCCATCAGAGCCAGCAAGACTTTTGGGTCCGCCCCGGCGGCCACGAGCTTGGACATCCCTTCCAGCACATCGTCGGATGTCACCGCGTCGCCGAGGGCCGTAAGTTTGTCGAGTTCCGCTCTCGTCGTGGCAAGCATTCCACTTGCCTGCTCGACCTTGCCATGCACCGCTTTGGCCTGTTGATGGGCTTGGTCAAGCGGGGCGAGGGGATGGCCGGGGGGCAAGGTGCCAGCCGCAGGGGGAGCCGAAGGCCCTGGCAATTCCGTATTCATCGCGTCGTCAGGCATGGAGGACTCCTTTAACCGCTGCTCGCGCCAGCACCACTGCTGAACAACCCGGAATTATTCAACGCCAGCATCATGGCGGTGTTGTTACCAGCCGAGCTGATGCCGGATAGGCTGTTAATTGTCGAGTTCGCCGCGCCGATCGTCCCCGCCGCGCTCGCCGCAGCGCCGGAGGTCAAGAAGTTGCCAGCCTGGCCGGTCGCGGTCAGGCCCTGGTTGCCTGTCGTCGCGGCAGCGTTCTCGCCGAGGGAAGTCTGTCCACCTAGCAGGTTGTAGATTTGCTGGTTCTGCGTGAGGTAATTCTGAAACTGCTGCTGGTACGTCGTGCCAGCGAGCCCTTCAGCATAGTTCGCCGCGCCTTTCAGCGCCGCGCCGGAGGTCCCGAGTCCCTGGGCCGCAAAGCCATTCTGCGTCGACTTGAGCCCCTGATCGAGGGTGAACTGATACCCTGGCGTCGCGGCGAGGTCGGTCATTGTCGGGTTGAACTTCGCCGTCAACGGAGCGGTCAGCGGGTTCCCGCCCGGATTCGTCCCGGTGAGATTTTGCATCTGCGTCAACGCATTCGTCCCCGCGCCGACGAACGGGGCGAGATTCGCCTGGGTCTTGTTGAACATCGCGAGGGTGTTGTTGGATGCCGTGTCAGCCGCAGCAGCCTGGGTACTTGCCGCACTCTGGGCCGCGTTCGCACCAATAACCCCCGAGGCGACCGACCCGGCGACTCCAAGTGCCCCGGCTCCGACAATAGCTGCTGCCATTCCCATGAGATCAATCCTTCAGGTCAAATGACCAAAGTTGGCCATCGGGCAAAGCACCAAGTCGAGAATACATAAGGCCCATTCGACCACCAGAACCACGGGTTCCATCCCGAAGCCAAAGTTTGTCGAATTTTAGCTCCCGCAGCGCGGTTATCATTATCAGCTGGAGTCTCCGACCAAGGCCAGGAAAATCCTTCCCCGCGAAGAAAGTCGTGTTGACCGCCTCCATGGAGCCACGGCGCTCGAGACTTGGAGAAAGAATGGTCATCAGATACCCAACCATCTTGTTGTTCTTCCAGGCTGTTAGAATCAACAAATTCCCTGCCGACTCGATTTTCGCCCATTGCTCCAGATTTTTCCTCGTCCAAGAATCATCAGGCTCGCCGACGCTTCTTGAATGCTGGATGAACAGGTCCTTCCCCGCGAATAAAAAATTGGCCAGGGACAGGTTGACAAACTCGAAAGACGACCAGTCGACAGGTGCGGCCCGACGCATTGCCCTGATTGATTCTTGTCGGAGTTCGAGTCCTAGCCGGGCTAGTTTTTCTTTCCCGGCGTCAGCCTGACGGAACAACCCAGGCACGCTCGCCTGAACATTGACCTTCTTCGCTTTTTTCCACCTAACCCGGTCCAGGGTCTCCCCGGTCAAATGTTGTACCAGTCCATTCGTCTTGCCGTAATCATCCAGGTCATCGGCGTTCAGGCTGCAGACCCCCGGTACCCTTGCTTCAATCTGCCTTAGCTTCGCGACCTGCTGCGCTACGTGCAGTCTAACCTTTGCCTCGTCCCATGTAAACGCGCCGTGCGTTGGCAGGGAAAGAAAAGAGCGAACAATGGCTTCCGGGTCGCGGTGGATGACAGCAAATTTGGCCTCCGGAGCCATCTTGACAACATTTCGCCAAAACGCCGCAGCGGAGGTGTCGATGTAGCCGATATATGGCAGCCGCAAAGCCGCTTTCACATCATCCAGACTTCGGGCAAATCGACTTGCCTCATGCTCGCAGGTCCACTTACCGTGGGACAAAAGTCGGGCAAGCCAAGCCGTTCGGCTTCTTCCGGCGGAGAAGACGACAAAAGAGGCCATCAGCTCGGCATCCAGGTGATTTTCGGCACGACGTTGTACCAAGTAACCCGAACGGAATCACCAGATCGAAGCGAAATCGCCCCACCAGCTAGGCCAAAGACATACCAATTAACTCCATCACGGGACATTTCAACTTGGCCAGATTCAACTAGGAGGGTTCCTGCCCCAGCTGCCTGGTAAACAAACGGCGAAGTCACTGGAGCGGCAGGAACCGCCGCGCCACCAGGAGACAAGGTGGTGATGATATTTCCCAGGCTCTTATTCGTGTCAACCAAATACGCCGTGAGGCCGAGGGAACTCAGTACAAAGTACACCGCCGAGGGGACGGAATACTGACTCCCGCCGGTTCGCCTCAGCAGGTCAATCAACAGCCTGTACCACGGAAGCGAGATAATCCCTTCTTCGTTCACAAACGGAAAGCCGAGATCCGGCACCGTCGGATTATTCGCTTTGGTGTTTGTTCCGGTGGTCACTGCGTCGCCACCTTTCCATCAAGCCAGGCGCAGTTAAGCGTCGCTTGGCCGGCGAAGGAATAGTTGACCTCGAACACCGGGAAGCGAGAGAAGCCGAGGGGTCCCCATTTCGGCTGGGTTTCATACTTGCCAGGCTCCCCGGCGGATTGGAGCACACTCGCTGAGAATGTCTTTCCCCGGTCGCGGGAGTACCGGAGGCTCACACTTGCTGGCAATCCATTGATGTCGATCGGTCCGTTGCCGCACTCGAGGTCGAGCGTGAACTTGCTCAACTGCATCCCGTGGCCGGAGGCATCGACAGGTCCATTTGGGCCATCTAGCATCCAGACCTGCGGAAAGGTCCTCGTGTAGTTAATTGCCCCGGCGACCCCATTCACCTGATCGAAGTAATAATTCGGATCGAGGGCGTAGATGGTTCCATTCTGCCAATCAATCCCAACATTCGTCCCGTTGATATACGCGGCTTGGATGAGCCGTTCACGATGAAGCACTCCGTCGCTGTCGGTCCACCCGCGTTGATGCCAAGCCAGCTCCGGGTCCCCGATCGCGTCATCGTAAACCCAGGTCTGGTCGCCGGAAATAAACGTGATGACGTAGAACAAATGCCCATCTTGGGTGTAGGTGTACGCCACGGCGTCGGAGACATCTGCGCCATTTGCGATCATCTGCCGAATCGCGAAGCTAATCGCGTGGTTCGAGATAACCTTGGTCTCGTAAGTCTTTTGTCTCAGAATCAGTCCGATGCCTTGAAGATTCTGCGCGAGCCAGAAAACACTCGTGTCGGCGCTCGCAACGCTCCGAATCGCCGCAATGCCGTGTTCGATGTAGGCTCCAGGGAGAATCGCAAACGGGAAAAGAGAATTTCCTGCATCATACCAGACTTCAGACTTGAGGTCTCCCAACAGATACAAAATTCGCTTGTTGACATAAATTGTCTTGAGCTTGTCCGGATACCCTGTCTTCCCCGCGACATACGTTGCGTCGAAGGTGACTTCGTTCGACAGGGAGCTGCCAAAAAGTTGACTATTCGGCAAGGCCCAAAGCAAAAACGTGTCCAGGTACTGCCATTGACTCGTCCCGGCAAAAATATTCGTCGGATCGGCGATGAGAGAAAACGCGTTCGTCGCCAAAGTCACCTGGTAGCCAACGCCAGTCCCATCCCCGATGACCATTGTCGTACCGTTGTCAGCGGCGGAGACGACAGTCGCGCCGGGAAAGACCAAGGTGCCAACCTGAGTCAAGTTCCAGTTAGCGTCCAGGGAATACAAGTTTTGCCCGATGACACAGTAACCATTTCCGTTAGAAGCACGCCAAATGCCTCGGCCGGGGGCGGAGACGATCGGAGCGCTCAGCGCCCTCAATCCCGGTCGTTGGTAATGACTAACTGGGCTGGTCGCGTCCTTTCGATTTTTCTCCGGAAAAAGGTTAACGCATTTCATCGCCCCGGAGAGCACACTCCGGCCGTAGTATGCTCCGCCGATGAGATCCAACCGGGCCATGAGGTTGCCAGTTCTGCCGCACGACCTCGATCAATAATTCTGGCTCTTCCAACGGCCCAGGGCCGTTGCCGACATCACCGCAGTTCCATTCGCCGGGATGGTGATATACGTCGCCGTTCCGCCGCCTTGCGGGATAATCGTGTCAGCCTGGGCAACGCCGGAGGCATTCAAATTGGCCTGATTGCCTGTGGAGCAGTAAAGTCGAAGATTCTGCGCGCCGGAGTTGATGACGGTGATCTCGATCCCGGCGATCGCACTCGGCAGAACCGCCGAGTCATTTGCGCTCGCGACCGTGGTGAACTCGTTGATGTAATTCGAGCAGGGCGTCGCGCCAGTGTAACCGCCGCCAGCCAGGGCAGTCAGGCCGGTGTTGCCCGTGTTGTTTTGCTGGACCAACGCAGCAATCGTGCTTCCGTCAATCAACCTCGGCCCGGGAGTCAGATCGTTGGGGTTCAGCAAGCCGGAGAAAGATTTCGCAACCATGTTCTTGTTTCCTTTCGTGGATGAGGTTAGTACATCTGGTCAGAGAAGATCGAATAAAGTCCTTTTCGTTTCAGGCTCGCCGGCATGTCGAGATTCCGAATTCTGGTATTGCCTTTGCGAAGAACAGCAAGTGAATTCTTCGCAATCGTCGGAACCATGTCGCCTGGGAAGGTTCCGAGGCCATACTTGGGTCGGAGGAGCATAGCGAGGTTTGACACCATCGCGAGGTAGTACTCGAACGGCAGGACCACATTCGTGGTTAAACTCGGCCAACTCGCCGGCAGTTGCTCTCTGGCTGTCACCCCGACCGAGTACTGTGCCGCGTTCGGCCATGGCCAGACGTACAACATCCCATTCGGCCATGCGGCGTCGTAGAAGGCAACCAGGCTAAATGTTTGCAACCCCGGCATAGCCAGGTTGTTGTAGTCAACCATGGACTGCAACAGCCGGAGGCTGAAGCGAATCGGACCATTTGGACTTGAGATGTTTTGGACGAAAAACGCCGACTCGATTCGATTCGGCCGGGCGGTCAGCCCTGGAGTTCCGATGTTGATGTCGGGACTTCCAGGGCCGACAAGGTATGGCGTGGTCCGGCCGTCGGAGACTTGAAGGTAGGTCACCAGATGATAGACTAGTAGACTTTGCCTCTCCCACTGCTGCAACAACCATTGCAGCCGAATCCAGGCATCGTTGACATCTTCCGCAAGCGCCGTCTGACCGACGCCGAGAGCCCCGGCGTCTTTCAGGGCTTGAACACACAAGTCCCCGACGGTGGTGTTAAGCGGAAGC